AAATTAGCTTTTCACTGAGGACCAGTGGCCGGCGTGGTCGCCTTCCTTTGGCGTGCACAGTATTTCGGCGACTCGATTCAAGCGCAAATCCGGGATGGAATACGAGATAGTCGGATCCGAATCGGTCGGAGACTTTACCTGGGAGACTTACGATACTATTCGAAGTGTAAAGACGGGCAGGTACATCCGTATGACCCGAGAGGAAACGATCCAGTTCATGAAAAGCTAATTTAAAACGAGAAACAATGAAAAAGTTTGTACGGGTAGTAATATCCTTAATCCTAACGGCAACGGTCTTTTATTCGGCCTATGCGTTGCCCAATCATCCCGAAATAGTCGGGCCTGTTATTAGTCTGGGAGCGGCTGGCGCACTTGCCCTGGCCTGGTTTTTAATCTTTGAAAGGCTTCTGAAGTAAATAACCGAGCATTCCTCGGTAGTTCATTTCTAATAACTGTTAAAAACCACAAATAAATGAAATACAAAGACATTTCCGATAAGGAAGAAAAGACACCTAAGATTAAGTTTACGCATTTGTACAGCATGACCTCAAAAGATTGGATGGAAAGCACTGACGAACCTGATGATTATGAGGAAGTGGTAAGGATTGCTGAGGGTATCTATGCTGCTTATATTTTTAGTGAACTTGCACTCCCTATGATTTACAAAGGCTACGAAGTAGAGTAAACCTAATCTTGTACAATCCGGGTAAAATGTAAACGCGAATATCGCAAATCGCAAACCGCGATAATGTCTGATATTACACCCGTTTGGCGGTAATATAGCTGGAATAACAAATATTATTACCCATCGGGTATAATACTCAGAAGTATAATGAGCTAAATAAACCGGGTTTATAGCCCATCGACACATCCACTTAATAACGTCGATGATTTCGACATGTAAGCATTTTTGTATTAATTTCGTACACGAGCGGTTACATTCTTCTTTCTTTAGGGTAGTATAGCCCTAATGACTGAACGACAAAAAAAAGAACTGGACAGCCTTGCATCTGCCATCAGCGACTTCTTTGATGTAGATCGAGACGAGCTTTTTATGTCTCGTGAAGACCGAGCCACCCAAGCCCGGCACATTTTCAATTTCATAGCCAACATCAAGCTCGGATTCCGGCAGCGTTGTATCGCCCGATACTATAACGGGAACTACAAGACCGTGAGCAGATCCGTCCAGTCCGGGAAACGCCTGGTATCTTCTTCAGCAATGATCAAAAAGAAGGTGGCCAGAACAATGGAGCAAGTCGCTCAGGTAGAGGCAATTGAATAATCAATTTTTTTTAACATGGCGCATGGAGGCCGCAGGCCAGGGGCAGGAAGAAAGCCAAAAGCAAAAGAGCAGGAGCTAATCGAGCTGCTTAAAGACGAGGACGAGCGAGTGATAGAAAGGCTCAAGGAGCACGCTGTTAAGGGCGCCCCTTGGGCTATTAAACTATTCCTTCAATACAGGTGGGGTAATCCTAAGACATTTGAGCCAGTTACGACCAAAGAGCGCGTAACCCTAGGCGAAGATGTGCGGCAGGCATTTGATAAGTAGGAATGGGCTTTAAGCGAACCACGGCCTTTGACATCATCTTTGACGCCTTCAAAGAGAAAAAACCATACATCGGGTTTCAGGGTTCGCAAGGTGCAGGGAAGACCTGGAATATCCTCTACATCCTCATGGAGCTCGCCCTTGAAGTTCCTAACCTAAAGATCACCATAGCCGGAGCGGAGCTCTCCAAGATGCGAACCTCAATCATTGATGACTTCAAGGTGCTGGCCAACATGATCGGGGTCTATGAGGACCTGAACATGAAGGCAGATAAAGAATGCCACCTAAGAAACGGCACGAGGATATTCTTTGTAGGCCTATTGGATAAGGCGGACTTCGGTAAGGGGTATCGAAGCCATTTCCTGTTTGTCAACGAGGCAGACCGGATCCCGTTTGCCAACTTTACCGAGATTGAATCCCGGGCCGATACCGTGATCGTTGACTTTAACCCTACCCGGAAGTTTTGGTACCATACCGAGATTATGCCTCACGATGACTGCGTGCACAGGGTGCTCACCTTTGAACACAACGAGGCCCTTGGTATCAAAGAGCGCAATAAGATACTGAAGTACAAGGAGAAGGGCTACGCGGAGGACGGAACCATCATCAGTGAATTCTGGGCCAACCGCTGGCAGGTGATGGGCTTGGGCCAGCTGGGAAGCCCGGAGGGTAGAATCTTCTACTGGAACGAGTGCACGTACCAGGACTTTCTCAAGTTCGATGGTGTTGAAGTGTATGGGGTAGACTGGGGTATAGTGGACCCCTGGGCGATCATTGCGGCAAAGTATAAAGATGGGGTACTCATGCTTCACGAGCTGAACTACGCTAGTGAAAACGAATGGTGGGCCCAAATGTCCGAACCTATGAAGAAGCAGGTTCGGGGATATGGGGATGAGGGTCTGGTCACCTGGCTATTCAACCGCATTGGGATCCCGAAGGATAAGACCATCATTTGCGACACCAACCGAAAGGATAAGATTATCCAACTTAGAAAATCCGGCTGGCCGTATGCGGTAGAGGCATACAAGCCCAAGGGATCTATACTAGGTGGTATCTCCGACCTTAGAAACCTAGAGGTGTACTATACGAATTTAAGCCCTGCAATTCGTCATGAGAGCGAGAACTACGTTTGGGATAAGGACCGGCATGGGATCCAACTTGAGAAGCCAGTGGACCTGGATAATCACACGATGGATGCAGCAAGGTACATTGACTCCTGGTTAACGCGAAAGGGTTACCACAAAGTTCTGTAATCGCAAACAAGTCGCAAACAAGTCGCATAACGTTTACTTGTTCCTTTTCGCTCTGGATGACCTTTGCGTTATGGGTATTTGGGAGGCACTGGGTTTTCGCCGGTCGGTTTCAAGGGTCACAGTGGAGGGCGGTAAGCCTTTTTACCACATGTACGACCCGAAGCCGGTCTTCAAAACAGAGGTAACCAACGCGGATAAGATTCGCTTGGCCCTCACTTCTCCGGGCGCTTTTACTGTATTCAAATTTGTAGCTGACATGTTTTCTCAGGGGCAGTTCAAGCTGTATCCCAAGGGAGGCATTGATGCTGGTGCGGATCCGGTTGAGGACCACAGCTTGCTTGAGTTTCTCAAATCCCCAAACATCCTGCAGAGCCAAACGCAGTTTTTGTGGGATTACATGTTCTGTAAAAAAGTGTACGGCACGGCGAATCTGTATGTGGATTCCTGGCGTTTGGAGATGGGGCCAAGGGCTTACTTTCTGGCCAACGAATGGATTACCTGGCCGGAGTGGTTTGAACAGCACCGGCGCACCCTTATCCTCTCTGAGGAAAAGCTGGAAGAAGGGAAAGAGACCATCCTGAAGTACAACGAGGGGCGTGTAGAGAGAGAAATACCTTACGCTAACGTATATCAGTGGCACGATGTAACCAGTGCTTTTGACCGTTGGCACTCTCCGAGTGTTCTGGATGCGTACTTCAAAGTGGTGCAGAATTCGGATTTATCGGTGCGTTCCAAAAATGTGAACGCCAATTTCGCTGGGAAGTTCTTGGTGGGGTCTCAGGTGGATGTGGAGAACACCAGTGAGATTCCTATGGGGCCTATGGATAAAGCAACGGTACGTAAAGCGTTGAATTCCAAAGAGTCCATATTTCCAACCCTTACCCCTCCTAATATTGAGCGATTTGTGCCGGATGGAAATATCCTCAGCAACCTGGACGAGTCTTTCCGTAACGATGTGTCTTTTATAGGCCACGCCTTAAACATACCCAAAGACGCTTTAGAGATCCTTGCACAGGGTGCTACTTATGAGAACCAGGAGAAGGCCAAGGGCTCGTTTACCGCCCAGTCATTGCAGATGGACGCGGATGACTTTTGCGAGGGGATCCTTAAGGCTTTTGGTATTGATGAGCAGTACGAGGCTAAGATGAGCTGGGATCACTTGCCCCACAACCAGGTGTTTGAAAAGCAAAAAGCGGAGATGTTGAAGCAAAAGGCGGATGCATTCTCCATGATGATAGAGGCGGGAGTGGCCCCTGAGGCTGCTGCCAGAATTTTAAACTGGGAGATCGATGAGCAAGAATTCAGAGAGCCTTACTTCAATAGGTCCAGAACAAATGGAACTTCTGAAGAAGAAGGGGATCGACGTCGAGAAGATGAAGAGACAGATGAAGGAGAAGACTAGCGGCGATCCGGTTTGCAAGTGTGGTGGTAAATGCGAATGTGATGACTAAAGAGGAGCTAATAGAAAAAGTCAAGAAGGGCGAGAAGAAGTCTGTTCTGGCCCTGAAGAAGGCCCAGGTAAAGCACTCGGACCCAGTGTCCGGCGTGGTTGCTCAATCAGGCAACACGACTATAAAGGCTGACGGGCAGGATGTAATGACGGTAAAGGTGGTCATCAACACCACGGACGTAATGGATTCGCATTCGGACGTTCATTTGCCGGGGATATGGAATAAAAGCCTTTCCGATCGCAAGTCGTTTATGCTACTAAAGGAACACAAGCTTTCTTTCGAGAATATCATTTCTGACACCGCAAAGGCCGAGGCCGCTCAAATTGGCTGGAAGCAACTCGGCATTGAGAATGACGGGGTAACTGAAGCCCTGGTATTCACGGCAGAGATCGACAAGGACCGAAACCCGTATATGTTTAAGCAGTACGCCAACGGACACGTGAAGAATCATTCGGTCGGTATGCAGTACGTCAAGATCGATCTTGCCATCAACGACGAAAGCCTGGAACACGAGTACGGCCTTTGGACTAAGTACATTGACCAGATACTGAACAAAGAAGAAGTCATCGAACAGGGATATTTCTTCCCTGTGTTCGAAGCAAAAATATTGGAGGGTTCTGCGGTTCCTATCGGTTCCAACTGGATCACTCCTACCCTCGAAGCCGTCTCTGACACTTCGAAAATCGAGCCGTCGAAAGACACTCGGAGCGAGTTTCTAAATGATTTGCTAACGAGAAAATTCGATTTTCGAGATGAACGAAACAGAATTTCAAGCTCAGGTACTTGAACGCCTTGACAAAAATCACAGTGAGGCGCTGGCTAAGATTGCCGAGTTTGAGCAAAACCAAAATGTAAAGCTGCCCGAAGCGGTAAAGCAGATCCTCAAAGATTCCGACGAGGTTGCCACCGCCGAGTCCTTGGAGGACATTCGCGGGATAGTTAAGGAGGCCAACGAGCGCCTTCGCCGACTGGAAGACAAGTCCTCAGGGAAAGGCCAGGCGCCTACCTTCGTGGACTTTGTGAAAGAGAACCACGAGAAGCTCAAAGAGCTGATTCGCGGCAAAGGACGGGAGTTCAAGCTTCCTGCTGATCTGGTCAACAAGGCTAACCTGCTTCGCGCCGGTGTGGCTAACGGCCCCTGGGGCTTTGACCTGGATGGAATCGCGCAGATTCCACGTATCAATAACACCCTGTACAACTTCTTGAGCAAGGTGCCTGTGTCCGAAGGGACTCACGGAGGGGTTATTCGTTACATGGATTGGGATGCCGCTACCGCTGCCACGCTGGCCGCTGAGATCGCTGAAGGTAATGCGTTCCCTGAGGACACTGCGGCCTTCACCATCCAGACCATGCCGCTGCAGAAGGTCGGTACTACCCTGCCTGTGACCGAGGAGTTCTTCGAGGATTACGTGATGGCCGCTCAAGAGCTGGCCCTGTTCCTCTCCAACAACGTTGAAGACGTTATCGGAGACGCCGTGATCAACGGTACCGGTGTGGCCCCTGAGATTTCAGGTATCACCACTCAGTCACCTGACTACGTTCCTGCTGCCGGTATAGTTCAGAATGCGAACATCCTGGATCTGGCCGGAGCGGTGAAGATGGACATCGTGTCTAATGGAGGAAGGAATTACACGCCTAACTTCTTTGCTGCGAATAGCTCGACGTTGTTCCAGTTGTTCCATGACAAGGACACTCAGGACAATTACACCTTCCGATCTCACAACCTGCAGATAGGTGGCCAGGTCGAAGGTCTGACCCTGATTGAGGATAACAACATCGCCGACAATGAGGCGTTCGTTGGTGATTCCAGGTATGCGCGCATCTACGAGATGGGAGGCATTGAGCT